TGTACAAGCCTACGGCGCACCGATGTACGTTAACAGCTTGGGCAACATCTCGGGTACTTTCTTGATCCCTAATACGACCGCTTTGCGCTTCCGTACCGGTACCAAGCAGTTCACCCTGATCGACAATGCTAACAACGTGCGCGAAACTTCGCTGTCGTACACAGGTGCAAGTTACACCGCTAAAGGTACTCTGAACTTGCTGTCGCAGACTGTTGTGACTACCACAAACATCTCGCAAGTGTCTAGTTCGGTCGTTAAACCATGGGATCCATTGGCGCAGTCGTTCTTTGTTGAGAAATCTGGTGGCGTGTTTGTTACTAGCATCGAAGTATTCTTCAAGACCAAAGATACTGTAATGCCAGTGTCGATTCAGATTCGCGACATGGAAGCTGGTGTACCTGGTAAGAACATCGTGCCTTATAGCACTGTGTCGATGAACCCAAGCCAAGTGAACGTGTCGACTAACGGCACTGTTAGCACCAAGTTCGTAATGGAAAGCCCTGTGTACCTGGCAGATGGCAACGAATACTGCTTCGTTCTGATGTCGAACAGCAACAACTACAACGCGTTCATCGCCACTATGGGTCGTCCGTCGTTGGTTGGCAACGTTGCAATCTCGAAACAGCCAGCAGTAGGTGTTCTCTTCAAGTCGCAGAACAACAGCACCTGGTCTGAAGATCAGTTGTCGGACATGAAGTTCAAGATCAACACTGCGAAGTTCAGCACTGATTCGGTGTTCAGCGCAGGTTTGAAAATGGGCTACCCGGATCGTGTGACTCTGGTCGCTAACCCGATGAAGTCGACTGCTGCTTCGAACACTATTACCCTTGAAATACCTAACCATGGTATGTTCGTTGGTTCTAAGTTCGTAATTGAAGGTGTTGATGTTGGTCCTGGTATCCCACTCGGTGAATTGAATGCTCAGCAAACCGTGTTCAGTGTAATTGATCCGGATCACTTGACCTTCAAGACCACTACCAACGCTACCACAAGTGGTTCGTTCGGTGGCGCTGTTGTGACTTCAGGTAAGAGCATGGCGATGGCTGCACTGCAACCAATCATCGAAAACTTGACGTTCGACCAGACTGAGATTGTTTGGACTTATCGTGGTACAACTGGCCAGTCAACTGACGGTACTGAAACACCGTACCAACAAGCGGCTGCGCTAAACATTACACCGGGCGCAAACAACTTGCTTGCTGTACCGCACGTTGTTCCAAACTCGGCTAACGATTCTCTGCTAACTGCTCCTGCAGGTATTGTAACAGCAGGCTTGGTTTCTTTCGTTGATAACATCTCTCCTGTTATCGACATGAACCGCGCAGGCATTATCGGTATCGTGAACCGTATCAACAACCCGACTACAGTCACTGAGACAGCGGCTACGGGCGGCAACGCTTACGCTCGATACTTGACTAAGGTCATCGGTCTGGCGAACGCTGCGAACGCTCTCAAGCTGTTCGTTGACGTGAATCAGCCACAAGGGTCTAACTTCCTAGTGTTCTACCGCACTGGTAACACTGAACAGGAAGTGAATGATAAGGTCTGGGCCGCAATGCCAGCAGTGTCGACTAAAACTTCGACTGATCCGATGATTTTCAACGAGTTCCAGTATGCCAAAGACGCTCTGACACTGTTCAGCTTCTACCAGTTCAAGATCGTCATGACATCGAATTCGTCGTGTAATGTACCAATGGCCAAACGACTGCGCGGACTTGCGCTGGGGACTTAATGAACGATCTACTTCACGTAGAGGGCATACCAGGATTGCGCAAGGACGCGCAATCGGGTGGTGTTCTAAATACTGACAGAGATGCCTTACTCGCTGCGCGTGAGTTACAAGCACGCAAGCTCAACGAGAAGGCGCACATCGACAACTTAGAGAAGAAGGTTGAACGGCTCGAAGGCTTACTCAACCAGCTTCTAGAGGAAATGAAGAATGGTAAGTGAATTGGTATTCAGCGATACGTTCGCTGAGTGGAAAACAAAGATCAATGCACTTGTGCAGGCCCACACCGACACGGCCCAATATCTGGACGATTATATTGCAGAACTGGCTATCACTGGCCCGTTCACATATAACCGCGCTGATACTTCTGGGTTAGACATCTCGGTTTACGGTGGTACTGTTCGTAACGGTTCTGTGGTTGAGTTTATGGCTAACACAGTCGTAACGATGCCGCCTAGTGTGACTCGCGTTCTGGTCATTTACAAGATCGACAACTTTGCACCTGTATTTCAACTGCATGCGTCTGATGCGGTGCCTGAAAAGAATGTGTTGCCAATCGCAATCTTCACGACTAACGCAACTCAGTTGACAGCCTACACAGACTTGCGGACTCAGTTCAGCATGTCGTCTGGTACAGCAGGTTCAGCAAGTGGAGTACTCATGTTTGACAGAAACATTGACTTGAGCATTTCGGTTCCAGCAGCCAAGAACGCCCTGTCGATTGATCCTACGGTTAGCCCTGGTATCACTGTGACTGTCGAAAGTGGCGCACTGTGGGTGGTGCTCTAATGGCAGACATTACCTCCCGTGCCGAGTTTGCTGAATATTGCCTGCGCAAGCTGGGCAAACCAGTTATTCGCATCAACGTGTCCGACTCTCAGGTGCAAGATCGCATTGACGATGCAATTCAGACTTGGAACGGTAAGCACTATGATGGCTCTGAGAAGTGCTGGATTGGCTATGCACTGACGGAAGAGGACATCCTGCGCGGTTACATCTTGTTGCCGAGTGACATCATGATCGTTGATCAAATTATTCCGATGTCAACGATCTACAAGGAAAATGGTTCTGATAGTCTGTTCAGTTATCGTTACCAATTCATGCTGCAAAACTTGTCACCGTTTCAACCACTCGACATGCTCAACTATTACATGACAATGACCAATCTCCAAGAAGTCAACGACATGGTCAATACGACTGAGCGTTTCGAGTTCACGAAAAGCAAGTCGAAGCTAATCATCTATCGCGGTATGGAATCTTCGAAAGTGGGTGAAGTACTGACGTTTCATGTGTACAAAAAGATCGACCCAGACACCGATTCAGCAGCGTGGAATGACACTTGGTTGAAGCGTTATGCGACTGCACTGATCAAACAGAACTTTGGTCAGAACATGAAAAAACACGGCGAAATCCAAATGCTTGGCGGTGTTTCAGTAAACGGTCAACAAATCTTCGACGAGGCGACCGCTGAAATCAATGACCTTGATGAGGAACTACGCAGTACATACGAGGAGCCCGTCGACTTCATGATGGGATAAAGGGTAAGGTGAGATGATAGACGAAAACAACAACGGCATAGACGATGAACTTGAGCGCGCTCGGGCTCAGCTTGAAGCTGACAAGGATAAGCTCAAATGGATCATTCGCCGCCGCATGGCTGTTGGTTCGTTTCTTTCGCTGATCCTGTTTGGTGTGTATTACGCACTGGTCGGCTTGTTCATCTCTGTTGACACTGCAAAGACAATGGCCGAGTTCAACAGCATCGTGGTCACGATTGTGGGTGCGTTGATCTCGCTGTTACTCAGCTACTACGGTACATCATACTTGTTCGATAAGGACAAGTTGCGATAAGCATAACGAACCCGACAACTCAGTCGGGTTTTTTATTACCGTTATCACTAAATAGGTTTATACAATGCACCCGACTGGGCGCGATAGACAGAATCTTTTAAGGGTATTGCGATGCTCAACCCATACATGACGAACTATACGGCGACTGAAGAACAACAGTTGACCGATGACCTGATCATTGAAGCTATTCAGGCGCGCGGTGTCGATATTCGATACATGGAGCGCACGCACCACAATTACAACGCGCTGTATGGTGAAGATCCTACATCGTCATTTGCCGGCACTAAGTCGATTGAGATGTACCTGGAGAACGTACAGGGCTGGGGTGGTCAGGGTGAGATGATGACCAAGTTTGGTCTGACTATCAAAGACACGGCGAAGTTCATTGTTAACCGAACACGCTTCACTGAAGAGTTCCCAGATCTCCCGCGTCCACGTGAAGGCGATTTACTGTTCATGCCTTACACCAACGCGATCTTCGAAATCAAGTTCGTAGAAAACGAAAGCCCGTTCTTCCAACAAGGCGCACAACTGGTCTATGAGATTAGCGCCGAACTGTTCGAACTGAGCCATGAAGACATTGACGCAGGTGATGTTGACATCAACGAATTCATTGCAGGTGTGATGAACTTCGACCAAGCGACTGAAACTGAGCCATTCGGTAAAAACGAAGTCATTGAGGCCACGTTCCAACCTGAGACGACTTTTGATCCAGCAGACCCATTCGCGGTGAAATGATCATATGCATTCATTAGAGAGTTTTAAGTATAACAAGACCATCACCCTATTGACTGGGGTGTTTGGTGCTGTGTTCAACGAAATCAAGATCGAACGCGCTGATGGCAAAATTATCCTTGTGCCGATCTCCTATGCAATCCAGCAGAAGTATGATGCGCGACTAAAGCAAAACCCTGACATTCAGACGTCGCTGAAGTATCAGAACATTCTACCAAGAATGAGTTTCAAGCTTGTCTCTTGGCAGCGCGATCCTGATCGTATGTTGAGCAAATACAACCAGTTGGTTGAACAGTCCGACAGGACGCAAGTGACCGAGCTTTCGAGCCAGCGTAACCGCGTGCCATACAAGTTCATGTATGAAGTGAACGCAAAGACCAAGACTGTTGACGACATGCTTCAGATCGTTGAACAGATCCTTGTCATGTTCAACCCGTCACTCAATGTGATCGTTAAAGACAACAAGGATCTTAATGTAACTTCGGCAATTAACATTGCCCTGCTTGATTCGCAGATTCAGGACATGTTCGAAGGCGCATTTGATGATGAACAGTATCTTGAAACTTCGTTCAGCTTTGCACTTGACGGCTGGCTTTATATGCCGACTGCGACTAGCAAAATCATCACCAAAGTGATTACAAACATCTTCGACTTGGATACGTCCGAGTTGTTGCTCACGAATGTTGAGGTTCCATAATATGAATGATCGCCAGACTACCCGTTTCGAGGAGCGGCTTAATCAAATCGTCGGTGCTGAAAACGATGTGTCCAAAGCGCTCGATGCGCTTGACGATGAGACAAGTCACTCTAACCTGCCTACTGTGGTTGAGTACGACGACGTCCCTACGAAGATGGAACCGTCAGAAGCCCTGCCGCCTGACTTGCTCGACGACTACACGTTCAGTCGCAAGATTCTATACGGTCTGATTAATCGTGGGATCGTGGCCCTTGAAGGGGCTTCAATCGTTGCGCGTGAGTCTGAGCATCCACGAGCGTTCGAA